AATTTTTGTTTTAATAAACAAAACGACCCTGTTACTAAATATATGCGTGAAAATGGTTTTGGTCGCGCTGTTGTTCAAGATGATAAATTAGCAGGCGGAGTATCTAACATTGTATTACCAGAGGCTGTAGATAGCACTGGTCGTAAACGCTCTGTAGAACGCAGCATTACACAAATGCAAGAGCGTGCTGCAGTTGAGGCTGCTGAAGATTTACCAATTCTTGAGCAACAAATGGCTACACCTAAACAACGCCGTCTTGCTAAAACTGCTGCTCGTAAAGCAGCCCGCAAAGCAAGAACCCCAATATCTCCTTACTATACCAAGGAAAATGTTGATGCTATGATTAACAATGGCGTTGAAGATGCTGCTGAAAACTTAGCAAAACTTTATACAATGTCACATGCTTATCTTGATGACATCTCTACTAGATTAAATGCTGGTGTAACTCGTGCAGAAACAAATGCTATTAAACAACGCACAGGTTATGGATATATTGATATTGATGCCAATGGCTATAAATATAATGTTCCAAATACTTTCCAAGATGCTACTTGGTTTATGAGTCGCACATCTGCTGAAGATACTTGGAACGCAATGGTTGGTTCACAAGAGATGGCATTTTCTGCTGGCATAGGTGCTAGAACAGTTAGTAAAGTAAAGTCTAATGACCCAAAGTATTTTGAGGCTTGGTCAAATATTCTTAACTCACATTTCCGTGACTCTGAAACAGGAATAATTGACCCAATGGTTCGTAGGATTCTTGATGGCGAAACAGACCAAGATATTCTTGGTTGGTTAACTCGCAGTGCAGAAGGTCGCCTTTATGCCAATGATGTATACACAACTCCACGACAGGCTTTTGGTTTAACAGCCTTACGAGGTGGAGAGTTAAACGAAGATTTATTAGAGAAAATTAATATCACTCGTAGTTCTGTAAAATTATACATACCTGATGAGGAAACAGCATTAGTGCTTAGTACAGTTCGCCCTGACGGTAGACCAATATCTGGTGCTGAATTACAGAATTATTTAAGAGATAAGTTTGGTTCTAACCCAGAAAACTTACCAGATATTAATGGCTTACTTGTTACTACAAGCAAAGAATACAGTGACCAAGAAAATTTAATTGATACATTTAATAGGCGTGTAATGCGCTTTTTAGGTTCATTACCTGAAGATGTTTTTACTCGTCATCCATTAGCAGTATCTACATATAATCGTCAGATTAAAGTAAATATTCAAAACATTGCTGATGCTAAAGGCACAGATAAATTAACTGCAGAAGAAATCAATGCAGCAATTAAGGGTGCTAGAGAAGATGCTCGCCGTACAGTAGAACAAACTTTGTTTACTATTGTGCGCCGTACTCGTGCTTCTTCAAGCCAAGTAATGCAATTAATGTTTCCTTTTTTTGCAGCCTATGAAAATACAATTAAGCGTTGGTCGGGTATTATTGCAGAAAATCCACAGGCTGTAACTACTGCTGCTCGCACTATTGCCCAACTTGTTAATGGTCAAACCGTTGTAGACCAAGATGGTAACCGTATTACAGATGCTAAAGACTTGGCTGGTAATAAATTTGCTAACTTGGTAGTACAAGTTCCACAAGGATTTATTGACTCATTACCAAAAGATTGGCAAGAAATTGCTAACAACGCATTTAAGTCAGTAAACATACCATTATCATCATTGGATGTTATCACCCAGGGTCAACCTGGTAATCCAGGTTTTGGTCCTTATGCGGTACTTCCAGCCTATTTAATATTGCGTAATCGCCCAGAATTAGAAGAAGCATTTAAACCTTTGTTTCCTGCTGGTATGCCACAATCTGCAACCAGTTTATTTACACCAGCAGCAGTTCGCCGTTTAACAACTATGTGGACACAAGATGCGTTATATGTTCGTACATTTAATCAAATGTTACGGTACGAAACCTATAACTATAATGCTGGCACTAGAGCAGATGAACCTACGCTAGATGAAATAACAGATAAAACAAATAAATTTTTTATGCTTCGTGCATTAGGCTCAATATCTTTACCATTTGCAATTAGTCCAGAGATGGATTTCTACCAACAAACTTTCCGTCAATTCTTAAACCAATATGGACCTGGCGAGGCTGAGGCTAAGTTTCTTGAGATGTACCCAGATTATTTTGAGGCTACAGTAAGTCTTTCTAAATCACCTGGCAGTCTTGAGTCTAATATGGATACAGTTAAAAACTTAAAGAAGTTCCGTGGACTTATGGCAGAGGCTGAGGCTTCTGATAATCCAGAACTAATTGGTTTTCTTGCAAATGATTTTGATGGTCAGTACACATTTAGCCAAGCAGCGTATCAATGGCAATATCGCCAAGGTGCATATCCTGGTTCTAAGAATACTTACCGCCAAAATCGTGCTCCAGAAGAACTATTGCGAGATGCAAACATCAAGCGTGGCTGGACTCAGTTCAATTCATTAATGGGTCAAATTAATACCTATAAAATTCAAAACGGTATTGTTGCTGATAATGACCCTCGCATGGATGTTATTAATGGTGCTAAGCAATTATGGGTTCGCGCTCAAGCAGAAGAAAACTTTGACTGGTATTCAGAGTACATATCTCCAGATAGAGGTAAGTATGAACGCCGTGCTCAAGTTTTAAAGAAGGCTTTGTCTGATAAAAAATGGATGGCACAAAATGGTGACCGTTCAGTAGTTAAGGCTATGGGAGTATACCTTGACTTGCGTGAACAAATGGCAGAGTTATTAAAGCAGCGTGACAGGGCAGGTGGTTCACAAACACTTAGCGCAAAAAGTAATGGTGATTTGGCTTACGCCTTTGAGCAAGTTAGACAACAACTTATTGCAGAAAGCCCAGAGTTTGAGCAATTCCTAAATCGTTACTTCATAAATGATACGGTGGTAGTTTAATGACAAAAGATAATAAACCAGCAACTCAATCTGGTACACCAGCAGGTACTGGTAAAACTACTGGTGGAGTAAACTTAGAAGATTTAATTAAATCCTATGCTTCTATGGGTGGAGTTGTTTCTGAAGGACCAACTGCTCAAGATGCTGAGGCTGCAATTCAAAATATCTATACTCAATACCTTGGTCGTAATGCTGTAGGAGCAGAACGCAGCAAGGCTATTAATATATTTTTAAGTCAACCAGCAGGAACAGATGCTATGGGTCGCCAACAGGCTGTTATATCTGTAGTTCAAGAAACACCTGAGTTTCGTAAGCGACAAGAAAATGATTACTTAGATGCTATCTACAACAAGGTATTAGAAAATGTTAGGAGAACACAAGTATAATGGCAGTCGGTTCACCAACAAGTCCTCGCCCAGTAAATGAAATTGAAGCAGCCTACTATGATTTAGATAGGCAAAGAAAAGTTTTAGATAAACTGCCTCTTGATTCTACTAAATATAAACAAGAAAAAAAGAAGTATGATGGTATACAGGCAAGAATTAGAACTCTTGAGTCAGAAGCACAAACAAAGAAAAATGCTGAGGCTGCAAAAGAAAGAAAAAAACTTCAAGATACTTTAATTCGTGCTCAAAGATATGGTACTGAGGAACAAGTTACTAAAGCACAAAATGCTTTAGATGCGTTTACAGGTGCTGATTTATTAAATCAACCACCTCAAGAACTTCGTTTTGGTCCTGGTGGAGAAAGCATAAGACCTGGTAGTCCTGAGTATGAAACTGCTGCAACTGTAAAACCAGTAGTTACTGCAACTCCTACTCCTACTCCTGCTTCTACTGCTGCGCCAAAACCTAGTACAGGTACTAAACCTACAGTAACTAAAGAAGATACAAAAGGTTTATGGATTTCATATCTACGAACAGTATTTTCTACACTTGATGACAAGGTTCAAAAGGCTGAAATAGATAGATTATTTGATACTGCTGTAAAACAAAAGTGGGATGAAAAGACATTTATGGAAGCCCTTGAGGGCACTACATGGTGGCAAACAAGTTCTCCTAGTTTAATTCAATTCTTTATAGAAAGCAATGACCCTCGTAAAGCGGGTATGTTTGCTGATAGAGTTAAGAATCAGATGGATAGCATTACCAAGAAAATGGAAGCACTTGGTGTAGCGCCTCGTACAGTAGACCCAACGACTGGCAGGGTTGTTGATAATACAGAGTATATGAAAGGTATTGCACTACAAGCAATACAAAACAACTGGACTGATTCTCAATTAGATAATTACCTATCAACTAAAAGTGAATTAATTTTTACTGGTGGCGGAACTATTGGTAGTTATCTTGACCGTATTAATCAAACTGCATATCTATATGGAATTAACCTAGATAGTAATTTAAAAAAGGCTATTAACACATCTTTACTTGACCCAATGGATGGCAGGGATGCTCAGTACTGGGTTAATAGTGTTAAGCAGATGGCAATAGATGCCCCACAAAATAAACCATTTTCAGAGTCTTTAAAGGCTGGTAAAAGTTTATATGAGGTAACTGCCAACTATCGTAATCAAATGGCTAATCTACTTGAGGTGGATAGTTCTAACATTACATGGGATGACCTTATGAATAAGGTTATTGTTGGAGATACTGGCAATGCTCGTACATTTGCAGACTTTAACAAGGCTTTAAAGCAAGACCCATTATGGCAATATACTAGAAACGCAAAGGAAACTTATACCAATATGGCACTTGACCTTGGCAGAACCTTTGGATTTGTGAGTTAATTATGGCTGACGAACGCGATAGAATTAGAGCAATGCGTGAAGCAGCAACACCTGCTCGCAATATTCCAGTAAATGTAGGAACACCATTTGGTCAAGCAGTTAGTACTCCTGCTGGTGCTGTACCTGCTACTCGTTTAGGCACAGAATCTGCAGTAAGTGGTTTAACTGTTACAGGTACTCAACGCAATGCTGCTAAAGAGGCAGAGGCTCAATCCATTGGATATAGCAAAGAATATATTGCTGCTCGTGGTGGTATTAATAATATGGGTTATTTCAATGATACTCCATTATCTGGTCAATTAAATGCTGCTGAATATGCTTCAGTAACTAAACCAGATGGAACTATTAATACTGCTGGTATGGCTAAAATTTTACAGACTAAGCAAATTGATGAACTTGTTAAACAAGGTATGTCTTTGGCTGATGCAACCTCTAAAATTTCTGCTCAGTATGGAGAGTTTGGCGTACCATTAGTTTCTACTGCTATAGGTGGTTATGATGCTCAGGGGAACAAAGTTCCTGGTGGACAGTTTGATTCTAAAGGAACTTATGTAGGTTCATCAACTGGCACTTTACCAACTACCTCACCAACATCAACATCTACATCTAAATTAACTACTGAACAAAAAACTGCAGTAGAATTATTTAGAGCATCTTTAACTGATATGGGTTTGGCTGATTTAGCAGATACTATTGATTCGTTTATTAAGCAAGATTATACAGCAGCACAAATTAAATTAGAGTTACCTAAAACCCAGGCTTATACAGATAGATTTCCTGGTATGGCTTCTTTAAGAAAAGCAGGTGTAGCAATAAATGAAAGCACCTATATTTCTAATGAACGAGCATATTTACAAAGTTTGCGTGCCTATGGATTAGATACAGCAGTTCTTGGTAGTCGTAAAGCACTTGGTACATACATATCTAATATGGTTAATCCTCGTGAGTTTGAAGCAAGATTAGATTTGGCTGTTACTAGAGTTAATGAGAACCCAGAGGTTTTAAACACATTTAAATTTTTTTATCCTGAAGCAGATAAGAGTAGCGTTGCTGCTTATTTACTTAATCCTGAAGCAGGTATGGCTATTATTAAGAAACAAGTTCGTACTGCTGAAATTGGCGCTGCTGCTGCTGCAGCAGGCTTTAGTAGAGATTTAATGAATATTGATTATAGTCAAACTCTTGTACCAATAACTGGAGAGAAAAGTTATCTTGCTCTTAGAAATGAATTCCAAAGAGCACAACAATTATCTAAGGCTCAACGCCAATTAGCACAAATTGAAGGTCAACAATATTCAGACCTTGAAGCAATCGGTGGAATTGTTGGTGCAAATACAGAACAATTATTACAATCACAACGCAGAGCAGCCCGCGAAAGTGCAAGGTTTGCTCAAAGAGGCGGTATCAGTGGTACCAGCCTAAAAGAAACAATAACAATATAACAGAATCCCCACCCTGACCAACCAGCCCAGGGGGGCGTAAAAGTCTGGTAGCAATAGCCGTAATAGTTTCCCCGAACTTATACGAGGATTGCGAATACAACTAATAGAAAAGGGAGAAGGTAGATGGCTACCAATTACTACGATGACGATGAAGATAACGACACAACAACTGATGTTGTTGGTCAACTCCGAAAAGTCAACCGCACACTTGAAAAGCGTGCAAAAGAACTAGAACAGGAGTTGGCAGGTCTTAAGACACAGACTCGTCAGCGTACTGTCAAGGATGTACTACAGGCAAAGGGATTAAATCCAAAGATTGCTGCACTCATACCACAAGATATAGAACCCTCAGATGAGGCTCTTATGAAATGGATTGAGGATTACGGTGATGTGTTTGGAATCCAAACCCCAACAGAAGAAAAGCCTGCAGAAAAAAGTCCCGAAATTAAAGCACAAGCAAGAATCAACAACATGGTCGCCACTGGCACTGCGCCAGATATTGACGAAGATGCTTTTGCAAAGATTGCTAATGCTAAAAGTAAAGAGGACTTAGACATACTCCTTGGTTTGAATTAAACAACTTATACATCAACCCACTCACTAGGAGGTGAACCCAATGGCAAATGCTTTTAACGACACCTCGGCTTTGGCTGGTCTAGTACAGACCGCTTATGACCGATATGTTGAATTTGCCCTCCGCTCCCAGCCGATGATTCGTGCTGTTGCGGAATGCCAGGGTCATCCGTTGTATTCTCACTTTACAACGATTTGGCTGCTGCTACTTCTACACTCACAGAAACAACTGACCCAGATGCAGTTGCACTAAGTAATGTTGACACCGTATCTGTTACTCTAAACGAGTACGGTAACGCATCACTTGTAACTCGCAAACTACAGTTGTTCTCACTATCCGATGTTGACCCTGCTGTTGCAGACATCATCGCGTTTAACATGGCTGACTCACTTGATGTCGTGGCACAAACCACCCTTCGTCAAGGAACCAATGTTATTTATGGCGGAACTCGTACATCTACTGCAACTGTTACAGCATCAGACACTATTGATTCTGCTGACATCCGCAAGGCTGTTGCGAAGTTACGCTCAAACAAGGCTGTTCCTCGTGCAGGAAGCCTATACTGGGTAGGAATCCACCCAGAGGTATCACATGACCTTCGTGCAGAGTCAGGCTCTGTCGGCTGGCGTGACACCCACACACACACTGATGCTTCTCTTGGCAACCTGTTCGCAGGTACCATTGGAACATACGAGGGTGCTTTCTTCGTAGAGAACTCTCGCATGTTCTCTGCTAAGGATGGCGCAGACCAGACCGCTCTCGCTACAACCGCAGTAACCGTTGCAGGTACTTCAGCAGCCTTCACCTTTGGTGTTGCTTCTTCTTCAGTAGTTGCAACTCGTTCAGAGGTTGGCGACAAGATTTCTGGAACTGGCATTGCATCTACTGCAAAAATTACTGCAATCAGTACCACAGGTTCAACAACTACAATTACTGTAGATGTAGCCAATACTGCTGCAGTTACTGCAACAACTGTTGTAACTGTAACTCCTGTAACTCGTGTATTCCGTACACTGCTTTGCGGTAAGCAAGCATTGGCAGAAGCCGTGTCACAAGAGCCAGGCGTAATTATCGGACCTATTACTGATAAGTTAATGCGTTTCCGCCCAATCGGTTGGTACGGAGTCCTTGGATGGAACCGTTACCGCGAGGAAGCGTTGTATCGCATTGAAACTGGTTCATCAATCGCTGCTCTGTAATTGATTGACTGTAGGGCAGGAGCAATCCTGCCTTATGGTGAGTCCATTAGGAGGACCATGGCAAACTATTACTTCACACCACCAACAGTGGATGAAACACCAGCAGGTGGACCACCATTGTTTGACCGTTACAAACTGGCTCGTGGTATATCTGTACTGCGTACCAATGGTGTATACTCATCCTTTAGATACCCAAGCCAAACTCAAGTATTGGCTGCGGAGGAATTTTATTTGGGTGGCACTAAAAACTTTATTGACCAAGAAACAAAGGATGCTTTAGTAGCACAAGGCTACGGAGCATACATAGTGCCTGCATGAAACATTGGGAATATCATCCAGAATCTAAAGAAGGTTGCTTCGGTTGTAAAGCACTATCTTTAAATATGAACGCTGGTGAGGCTAACTCTAACCTTAATATATCTGCAAAAAAATGGGATAAAGAGTTACAGGCATATAGAAATGCTAGAGCACAAGGCATACAGCCAGATGGAACTAGCATGAAACAAATTGAGAAAGCCGTAAAAATCTCAAATCAAACAGGTAAGGCATACGGCGCATAATTTAGAAGGGGACCATGACAGCAATAGTTGGCGTACAAGGAAAAGGCTGGGCTGTCTTAGCAGCAGACTCAATGACTACATATACGGATAAACCTTATGTAGCCAAAGGGTGTGAAAAGATAGTTAAGGTTAATGAGTATCTAGTTGCAGTAGCAGGTGATGCTATAGCAGGAGATATTTTTAATAACCTATGGCAGCCACCAAAGGTAATTAAAACTCAAGACTCAGATAGATTTATGATGATTAGAGTTTTACCTTCTATAAAACAGACATTAACTGAAGCAGGTTATGACCCAGCACCTAAGAATAAAAATGATGATGATGCTGGCTGGGATGCTTTAATTTGTTTTAATGGAAAGATATATCAAGTTAGTGATGACTATGGATATATGAGAGATGACAAAGGTTTATACGGAATAGGTGCTGGTGGTGGTATTGCATTAGGTGCATTATCGGCATTAGATGCAGAGAGAAGAACGCATACTAAAGCAGCAAGCGCTGCTAAGAAAGCAATCAATATCGCTATTCAGTATAACATCTGGTGTGGCGGACCAGTAAATATCAAAACCCAATTTACTAGATAAGAGGTTAGAAATGTGTATTGAGTGTAATTGCTTCGGCACTGTTACTCCTTATGGAGTGGGTGGAAGAACACCTACAGAACTACCAAAAGAACCAAATGTTGCTATCTATAATAAACCAATTTTTCGCATAGGCGAAACTCCACATGGTATGAAGCCAATGATGGATGACTACAAAGATGAGGGTGGTATGTAAATGCCAGCACACTACGGAAAAGAAATGAAATCAAAAGGCAAGAAGATGGTTAAAAAAGCAGCATCCAAAGCAAAAAAGAAAATGCCTGCAAAAATGATGATGGGCAAAAAGAAGTAAATGAAGAAAGCAGTTGCAACAAAAAAAGTTAAAAAAGTTATGGGTGAATACAAGCGTGGAACTTTGCGCTCAGGTTCTAAAAAAGGACCAAAGGTAACATCCAAAAAGCAAGCCGTGGCTATCGCTATGAGCGAAGCAAAGATGGCTAAAAAGAAAAAGTAACAATGTCATCAGGACAATTAAAACGCCATGATGGTTTTAATCCAGTTCAAATAAAAAATGGCATGATAGTAAGACTGCGTAAAAATGGAACAATAAAAGCAGTCTT